GTGTCACAGTTTATGTATGAGCATGCTTATAGATTCATGCTATTATTTTCCATTATCATTTTTATATTGAGCATTGCCACTTGGGGATTGCTGAGAAAAGGACATTCCTCTGAAGTCGAAGCTAACATTCCATCTAAAAAAATAAACCTTACTTATTTCATTGCATTTGCAATTATTCTGGCGCTTTATGTTACTTTAATCCCGATGTGGGAGGACTTTACCTATCAGGATAATGATATTTTTTTTCGCACACTTTTTAATGGTGCTCAATGGTACAGAGCGCCAGTATGGTTAGGCGCCGGTCGACTATTCCCTCTAGCTCATCAGGAATGGGCTCTAATAGCTAAAGTTAGCGCCAGCAACTTTGCTTATCATTTTTTCGCGGTAATAGAGGTAATATTCTTTTGCTTCCTGATGGTTAAATTATTCGGCGGAAAAATATCATTATTTGTATCATTGTTATTATTAGCATCACCACCATTCGTTCAGTCCTTTTACGGATTAATATATCCAGAAAGAAATATGATAATTCTTTTATCATTAATTATTCTTGCCATAAGGTCACACTCAAGAACAGGTACCTTATCCAGTCTTATCCTGTTATCAGCAGCCACTTGCGCATTTTTATTTTACAAAGAAACTTCTTTCCTTATAATTTATGGCTTAGCCGCCAGTTCATTGCTCTACTATTTCATTACTCGAGAGAAACAGGTTGTGACAATTACAGTCACTTTATTTGTTTCTGCCTCATTGTGGTTAGCGACTTATGTTTTTTTCATCATGCCTGAAATCCAGGATGCATATGGAAAGGGATTGGCCAATGTCACACATGTACTAATATGTATGTCTATGTCTCCCGTAACATATATGTCAATTGTATCAATGGGTATATTTGCATTTAATTTAAAAATGAAATCAATATTCTCATTAATGCCTGTAATTGCAATTGGCTACTCATTTACAATGTACATGCTAAGTTTTGACATGCCATACTATCATGCGCCATCATTACTAATGGCCGTAATATCTCTTTTCCTGGCTACCCGAGAAATAGTTTGGGTGGCGGTAATTATATTATCGTTCAGCACATTGGCAACCGCTAATAATTCGATAGAAATAATCAAGACCAGAAAAGAAATGGTAAGCGCTAAGGCTGACGCAGCAAAATACATTGCCACAATATCAAAAACAAATGGAATGAACAATATTTCCATATCATTTATAAACTCTGACCCATATGAAAATATGCTTTTCTATGGATACATAGAAAATAAATACAAAATAAAAGTTTCTCCGTTGCTAAACGAGAAATGCTCTACTGATGTCAATTTTGTAGTCAGTTTCTCCAATCAAGTTAGCGAAAAAGACCTCTATACATATAAAACAAGCGATATACCAATGTGGAAAAATAAATATAGCGTTTACGTTATCAATTGTACAAAATAACCCTCTCAGGTAGAGGTAAAGATGACAATAAAAAGCCCTCATAAGTTGGGGGCTACAACTATTGATTGTTGCTAGCATTGTTCTCATAGTACATGACTGTACCCGTTTCAGCACCGTTTTCACAAAATAATAATGTAAAGGATAACTTTGTTGTGCTATAAGTGAAAGGCTCACTGTGTAGCGACACCGGGCATAATGAAATGGGCTTTTTTAACTCGCTGAATAATAGATAAAAAGAGACCGAATACGATTCCTGTATTCGCCAAATAATATAAATACCATTACAAATCAATAAATTAAACTCAAAGCGAACAAATTACAACCTATAAAGCGTTCATATCCATTTCATTAGTTTCAAACACATACCAGTTTTTTAGATCCTTTTCGTAAAATATTCGATTCGCATCCCTCAAAAAATAACATAGGATCCTGTCGATCGCTTGGCATGAACACCTGCGATTATCCACCCGGTAACTTTTGCATACGGTTACCGGGTGGATTATGAACTTCGCGCCATAATCTGAGCAGCACTACTCTAAACGACTATGCCTCTTGGCTGTACAATCTGGGTGACCAGGTTCATATAGTCAACCACCTGGCTTGGAGTAAGGTATTCACCATAAAACAGGGCGAACGCCAGATTGCCCGAAAATCCATTGGTGAAACTTCCACCACCGATCCCATCCGGCACACCATTCAACCTGAAAGGGTTGGATACCCCCTTTGTTCTACTCGTGAATGCGAAATCGGTATAACCCGTTTTGTTCAAAACTCGCAGGTTATCGCCTTTCCATGCAAAAGCTTTTACAAGCCATCCGGTAGCGATATCCAGCCCAAATGAGTTAAACCCCGTTGTGTTTTTGGCAATATCAAACTGACCAACGATTGACCCGGCATCACCCAGCTTAGTTAACCGAGTTCCCTGGGGTGGTGACGTACTGGCGTTCAAGTTGTTTAGTATTGAACCTTTAGCATTAGAAGACGGAATATTCAGACATAAAATCACTGTCATCTCGTCCGCCTCCATCACCGGAGTCGTAATGATATGATCAGCGTCATTTTGTAAAACAGCGCCCTTGCTATCAAAGGTACCATTCCAGCTAAAATGATTTTTGTTACCGCTAAAATCCTGGTTATCCATCATCTGATAACCAGCAATCAGAGAATCTCTTAATAGCCCAACGGTAGGATTAATAATCGGTAAATCATCATTATTAAAAACCGTATCAAGAATGATGCGCATTTTATACCTCTGTAAGTTTGATAAGGCTGAGCTGCGCAATAGAAAGCTGAGACGCGCCAGCTGATATGTTTACCGTCACTGAGTTAACGTTATTCGGAACAGTTAATTCGTAGGAAAAATAAGCGAAATCATCTATAGACTCTTTCCAGTCTCTGATTCCTGCCAGATAATTTTCAGAAGACGAATCACCACTAACCAGATAACAGGCAAATCCTGAACTCCCTTCTTTCTTCAGCATTAAACCGAACTGCAATCTGTCGCCTGGTGTTACAGTTAACGTAAGCGATGCTTTCTGATTTCTCATGCTCCAGAGATTTCCGCTTACCGATGAATCAGGGGCAACTACAGAAACTCCAGCCTGAGTGATAGTCCAGCCATCAGGATTATTTCCATCATTATTCAGAAATAATGGATTCGGGATTTGGTTAAGGGACAAAGCTGTAGCAATCTGCTCATCAGCACGAGCTGGCCAGACTGGAGCGGTCCAGCTCTCCATTCCTGCGACTAATGCCTTACCCATTATTTTTGCGCCCGCTCCAGTTGGATGTGAAACATCCTGATTTAATCCCGGTAACCAGTCCCCTGTGAGGGGATTAACGGTGTAGCGATGTAAATCAACAAGCGGCAGCGAATAACGCCTTGCATAGCCCCGTAACCAGCCATTAAGTTTATGTTCGGCAACACGGCGGGAGTTTGATGATGAATTGCCCTGGGCGGACATGGTACAGACGACAGGTATTATTCCTGCGCGCCGTAGCGTTCTGAAAATTTGTATAAAAGCGGGAATAGTAACGCTATCTAAATTAATCCCCTGAACGATGTCGTTCCTCCCACCCATGACGACACAAAACGTCGATCCAGCCTGAACAGCAACCGGCACATGAATGTTCAGGATTTGCGTAACGGTATACCCGCCAGTAGCTGAAATCCCCGCTAACCGTAGCCGCCCATTAGTAAACAATGATGCCCAGGCATGCCATGACTGATCGCGAACACAGGGGGAATAAGAAGAGCCGTCAGCGTTAGCGCCGGAGTGTGCAACCCCATACGCAGTAATTGAGTCTCCTATTGCAAAAAAATCACCTGGCAGAGGCCCCCGGTGATTATGCAAAGGTTCTCCGAGATAGATCTTAATCCCTCTGGCTAAATCAGTAGCAAAGAAAACCCGGCCATTTCTGTCAACTTCTGCAACATCGAACTGATCTCCGGACTCTTTAACGGCGCTTAAATTGGGTGAGAATAAAGTGCCAGCATAAATTTCAGGTGAGTTAGCGCCGCCCGGCATATTTGTTCCGCCATTTTCATCGAGGTAAAAAGCCAACTTACCTTCGTTATCCAGTACCTCATATGGATACGCCGATTCTGCGGATGTTCTGAGACCATCGGTACGTAAGTCAGTCGCATTTGCCTGTTGTACAACACTCGCAACAACCATCTGCGACGGCATACTTCTGCCAGTGGGAGAGAGAATTCCCTCGTTGTTAATGACCTCGATAGCTAGTGCGCTATCATCCGGGCTACGGTAATACGTGGTCGAACCTTCAGGGATATTAGCGATATCCGCCTGTGCGTCTGCCAGTGTCATGTACTGACGGCTCAGAGGGATCAGATTCTGGCGTGTATCTTCTACAACTGCCGCGCCATCTACAGCAATTTGTTCCCGTTGGTCTTCTGCTTTCTTTTGAATTCCAGCCAGTGAGTCACGTTCAATACCTGTACGGGTTGTAACGGTTAATTCATTATTATTCAGGAAATTATCAAGAGTGGCGTTATTATCCCAGGCATCGCGCATGTCTGAAGACGGGACCGAATTCCCCGTATTGTATTGAGACATATTATTTCACCCGATTATTTTTCTGGAGAAGAAGGCAAATTAACTGTGCCATCGTTATTTTTAATATATGAGCGCAACTCTTTTCGATACTGCGTCCATTCGGCTAACTCGGCCTTTACGGCATCCTCTGTCGTCCCTTCATAATCTGAATCATCAATTTGTTCATTACGTTTATTGATTTCATCCGTTGCGCGGTCATATTCAGCTTGCGCGGTATTAAGTCGCCCTGCTGCAATTTCTTCAGGTGGCGTTTCAGGCGGAGGAGGTGCAATGAAAGAATCTCCCTCATAACCCCACCCAATCCCCACATCGAGGCCATCTATATTAATAACAGTAAAATCAGCAAACAGTTCTTTAGCCGAATAATCATCGTCGCAAACTACGACATTTTGAACGATCGCATCTTTGATTAGTGCATAAATCATTAAGCATATTCCTCAATAATAACCAGGCCATCGGCACCTTTACCGCCATTCTGATAGGAGCTCCCTGTACTGGTGTATGAGCCAGCTCCACCGCCGCCGCCACCTGGGAACTGACCGGAGAATCCAACCGCTACTGATATTGCGGACAAGGAAGACCCAAACGAACCCGATCCGCCAGTACCGAAAAAGGCTGAACTTAACCCGCCGATAGGATAGGAGGCTGCACTTGGGCTTGATGGCACAGTCCAAAGACACCCGGTCGAAGTGGTTGCGCCGTTAGCCCCATCTGCTGGATTTCCAGTTGTGGCGCTTTTCCCGTAATTACCGCCGCTAACCCTTACAGTAGTGCCAACAGAGGATTCACCGCCGTTCTGCCCATAACCGTTTGAGGTCCCGCCAGCACCACCAGCGCCGACCGTTACAGGGAGGTTGCCAGTAACATCAATGAACGCTTCCCCATACACTCCACCAGAACCACCGGATGAACCGGAGCCTGCGCTCGTTGAAGACGCCACGGAACTACCGCCACCGCCACCGCCACCCCATAAACGAATCAAAATTTTCCGTGCGCCACGCGTAGGAACATAAGTACCGGAAGATTTGAATACCTGAACGTTGATAAGACGGCCTGAAACAGACTGCGTCAATTGCTCAACAAATCCCGCTAAATCGCCATTATCTTTGACTTCAGCATTTAAAGCATTTGAGATAAATTTAGCTAAGGCAGAGGTAACGAAGGTTCCTTGTCTCAATGCTTTATTAATCTGAGCCGATGATGCTTTACCTGAAACGAAACCGCTCGATACCGCTGGTAATGCTATCCAGTCAGCTTGAGAAGTAACGTTTGCATTATTACCCGTTGCAAAAGGTATAAAATCATTAGTCGCCATTTAAATATCTACTCCCCATGCACCGGAATCGAAACCGGATATATATTCGTTATCAACATCAAATCCAAAGAAGGTATAACCACCTTCAGACGGCATTTGCATTTCTTTTACTTTTACGCCAGCGGCCTTTACAGTGAGGTATCCATTCTGAATAGCCCACCACAATTCTGAGTTAACCTGGTCAATAGGATTTAAATCGTATCTGGATGGAACATAACCTTCAGGAATTACGACAAATGGTCCTTTGTTAACAGCGCTATCGAATATCAGGCGGTCAATTTCATTTAGCACAATTGAGTAATCTGGCAATATCCAGATAGATATAGACATATCCTGATTATCAACAATTGCTATGCGGAGCCCGGAACCAGCAAGAGCGCTGTCGAGGATGTCCGGTAATGTGTCGTTCTGACCGTTCCAGTGGTTGATAGCGATTTTGACCTTCAGTACCAGGCGATAGACTTCATCGCTCAGGTCAAGAAAACCATCATCCGGGTCAAATGGTCCCTGCCATACACCCTGATCCCATCCGAGCTTTTCAGTATCCCAGGAGAAATACACGCCTGAGATAGGCGTGCTCACCCTGCGTTTTCGCCCTATCCACTCGCCAAGAATATCCAGTTGCTTACCAACTGCCGTATCAATATCAAAGGCCGATATCATTCCTGTCATCGTCTGTGAGATATCAATAAGGGGTCGCGTGGAAAGATCCACATGAGCAAAGAATTTCGGCTTTCCGGCGTGATAGTTTGATATCCGGTCAGTGTATTTGCTCATAGCGTCACTTCCAGATGAATATTATCAATACTGCAGGAGGCGGAATGGTCGTAAGCAATCACTACGTTAGCAGCAGCCACCGCATCAGTAGAGGTCCCGATCAGAAGCTCAGTGATGTCGTAATACCGAGAGTTACCGCCACTGACCACGCCCAGATTTGCCGGAGAATAGACACGGCTTATCACGACATTCGCCCCTATCGCCAGGGAGTTGATATATGCCGCTACAGCAGCTCTTATTTCATTCCCTACCTGTGAGGTATACCCCGTCAGAGGTTCGATCGTAATGCTCACAAAAATAGGCACATCAACCGGGCGCGAGAATCCGACCAGGTGAGGACTGCCGTATTTGTCCGGTACAGAAATTATCGTGCTGCCGTATGGCGTCGTTCCCTGGTCTTTTACGCCACGAATCGTGTTTGCAATTTCCGTAGCATCACCACCTTCAACAATGGCGGCTATTGAGTGCGGCGGCAGGCCATTAGCATCAGGTACGTCCTGATCGTTCTCATACAGCTTGTGACGCGTGACGCCTTTAATATTCGCTATTGCACCGTCTACCGCTTCAAATGGAGTTAGAGACGGCAAGGCGACGCTCTGCGACTGCCTGATGCGAAGTTCTGAATCTTTTTCTGCCGCTGTGCCGACAGTAGCCGCCAGCGGGTTATTTGCCGATGACCAGCCCCGCGTAGGCGTGTTGATTTTGTTCACCGTTCCCGCCAGTGCTGCGACAGCGCCGGAGTTTGCGCAGGTGGCGGTCGCGACAATCGTCCCATCAATACCGATTGATACGGTTGGAGGTAGATTCCAAACAACCCCGTTTGCATCCTTCACTGAGCCGTTGGTGATTGAGGTCCCTGCAGTACCGGTTAATAACAGGTCAACTGTTGAATTTGTCGCCTCACGGCGTTCTATCCCGTTAATTTTTACGTTGCTGGACAGCCCCACGCCGATTCCGGTTGATGGCGAGAAACTGTTATATACCTGAATAGCGGTGTTATTAGCATCGTGGATTGCCAGCGCCATCAGCGCGATTAGCTGACCATCTTTACTATCCGGATCGATATAAGCATCACTGCCGTAAATCTGCTGAAAATATCCCGTCACAGTAGACAGGATGGTTTGATAGTCAGGCGCACTTATCCCCTCAGCGGTTACCGTTGCCGATAAGCCGAGTGATTCAAGGTCCAGAGCCATTACGCCTCCGAGGTTACTGTCGTTGTCCCATAGATGGTTTCCACCGTTGCTGTGAACGTTACACGCCGTGTGCGGCTGTCAACGGTAGTATTAAAGTCGGTGATGGATTTCACCCCGCGCGTTTCAAGAATGCGTTTTCGAATAGCGAGGTTATAGGTTTCTGGCTTGTGCTTTCCCAGGACGGATTGTATCCAGGGTGTTCCTTCTGTCGTATCAAGGAACCATTCGCCGTACCAGAGCAGGAAGCGCGTTTTAATGGCCTGCGCGACGGCCTCCGGAGAGTTAACCAGCCAGGTATCATCACCCTGACCAAACGTGTAATCCCCGTCATCATCTTCACGGCGGTATCGCATTTTACTCTCCAAGTGGTGCTGTATTGCTGCCTCCAAACTGAACGCCACCATGCTTGTGTTTATCGACTATGGAACCATCCACCAGCTGCAGGCGACCATCCGGGAGAATTTTCAGGCCATTCAGATTAAAACCACCCGGCGCGGTACCGTTAATTTCACCGCTCGAAGGATTAAGGCTCAGCTTTGTACCGCCATCATCACTACGGAGTTCTACCGCGCTGCTACTGATGCCACTGATTTTCTTTGCCTGTGATTGTGGGCCGACAATGCAGAACGCATCAGATAAATCGTGCATCCTGTCGTCTACTGGCTCCTGTATACCGCCGCTTTGCCACCAGAAATCGATACAGCGGTCACCAAATATCACCAGGCATTCATCACCCTCTTTGACTGGGAATGTCAGCGTACAGCCGCCCCCACGAGGGAAAATAACCGGTACATCGGTAAGTAGTGGGTAATCCTGTGTTTCAGTTGCGCCATCGTTATCACGCTCTACATAGCGGATCGCCGGTTGCACAACGGCAGTTACTGAATCGGGGTCAAACGACTGAATAATGCCAGGTAGCGCGACGCGGATTTGCTCCTTTAAAACTTTTCGTTCTGACTCGAAAGTTTCATCAAGGGAGCCGCTACGGGTTTGGTTAGAAGAAGGCATTCATAAACTCCAGATATGAAAAAACCCGCCGAAGCGGGTTTGCTATGTTATAAACTCGATTTAGCTAGCTGATTTCTTAGTGTTAATCATATCAGCGATTAGAGTTTGCAAATCTTCAGCATCCTTGATAGTGCTACATGCATCTATACGATTTACTTTCTTATCAAGGTTATAGTCCGCAGTAACCCTACGATGATGTGCAGTTTTAAGCTTGAGCCCCACCTTTTTGGAAGCATTTATATCCAAGCTATGTTTCTCTGCCGCGACATCGCCACAAAGGTATTCAGCAAGTCTGGCATGCACCCCACCAAGGAGTTTTTCACCATCCTCATCATGTGTGGGTATAAAGCCATCAGTGAGTAATAACGCGGAATGATACATCGTATAGTATGCTCTGCTAATAGCATTACGAGTCCATTGCTCACCATTATTCTCAAGTGAACTTTTTGCCATCTCCAAGAAACAGTTGATAGCTACAGGCATTTCAGTTTACCGCCTCGAAGTATGCGACACTACACCCACTTTCAAGACCTCTATCAATCATCTCATCGACTACCTTATCGTTGAGGTATGAAAGATAATCAGCATCTTCAGTCTCAATTCCTACAGAGAAAGAAACATAACCTTCTCCGTCAGTAAGAAGACTCGAGTTCTTAGCAACCAGAGATTCACTCTCAACAATGTACATTAGAACTTCTGCCACCTTTTGTAACCCATCCTTCATTGACTCACTAAAGCTGTTCAAGATTGACGCGGTTTGAAGCGGCAAAAAGTTAGTCTCTTTTTCTGCTTGATCGAATTTCTCAATCTTCGAGATAGCCATATCAAGAATGTCCCCATCAGCCCAGAAGGCCGCAAAATGTAAAGCATGATCAGCCATGCAGGGGAAACCATAATCGAGAGCGCGAATCAGCACCTCTCTGTGTTTAGAGTAAAGACCAATATTGCTGAGTGCGCTCGAATAGTTTCCCCACGTCACAGGATCTGTCGGGCATAACGTTAAAGACTGCTCTATCGCAGCAATGCCACTTTCCACTCTCCCATCCAGCAAAAGAATCAGGCCTTCAAGTGCTAAGGACTGATACTTTACAGGTAAAGCACGTGCTTCTCTTAACAATTTCTGTTTTTCGAGGTCAAGAAGCAAGAGTCTACCCGCTTCTAAGGACGGACCAAGCTTAGCGACGACTTCCCTAGTTTTAGGTTGCGCTACTGGCATAAGCTGCTTTTACTCTTTTAGTAAATTTGTAGTTGGCGTAGTTTAAACAAGTATTAGCCGCAAGCAACCAGTTTGTAAAACCATTTGAGTAAGGGGCATGCGACTTTCTAATAAGTATCTAAGAGTTAAGAAATTCTTACTCAGCCACTTTCTTACATGGGAAAGAGCCAATCAGCTTCGGAGCATCCATGCTGTTCTGCAGAAGTTGAACGTTCAAAAAACGCTTATCGCTACCAGGGCGGTGAATGTACTCAAATCCGTAGTTATTCCCGTCTTTGGCTGGCATCAAACCCATCTCAATTTTGATGCCATCAGTCCCCAAGTTTGTGATTTTCTGGGAAGTCACACGCTCACCGTTGACCAGATCCATTTCACCTACCTTTGCAACAATGGTGTACGGACCACAGTATGCAGTATACCCGCTTGCTGAAGCGCCAAATGACATCATAGCTGCAATGCAAAAAGCGAATGCTTTCAAACTTACCCCCGGTTGAGCGAATCCTGAGTTCTCAAATCTTGAGCTCCACGCGCTTCACACATCATATCCATGTACCACGCCTGGCCCCTTGTATCGCCAGTGTACATAATGCCACGCACAATATAAACGCCGTCCGTAGCAATGCTGGCTGGCTGTGAGGTAGTTCCGGTTATTGAGATATTCCCGTTATTGTCCTGGTCGGTAATGCGACCACCAGCCATAGCAATATCATTATTTGCCAGCGCGGTACGGTAGACAGACGCCTGATCCAGCTCAATCAGGCCATTAACGCGAATGTTCGGGTTAATCAGAGCGCGTACGTTCACCCCGTTGCCGATCGTTTGCTGAGGCATGCCGATTAGCCCGGTTGCGCTGTTCAACACAATAGCTTCGTGCACATACTCATTTTTTGCCACCATCTGGCGCTGACCATCAACGAATTGCCAGGTTGCGCCGCATTGCCTTGCGACGTTATCCATCAGGTCTCGCGTCATACCAAAAAGCACGCGCCCGCGTGGGAAGACGGTAGCAGGCATTGGCGGGGTGACGCCCTCAGTCGCACCCTTCGCCTCGAAGTCCTTCATCAAAGCGCGGTTCATATCGGCAACGGTATATCCTGCCGCCAGCGTCTGCACCGTGATTGAAGAGGTAAACGCCAGATCGGTATCTGCGGCCTGAATCAGTACGAACGAATCAACCGGGTTATCTTTGCCTGTGATGGTGTAGCGAATATCGCCTGTAAACAGCAATCCCCAGTTACGACCGTCAGACTGCCCCACCTGAGAAGCATCGACCTCACGAACGCGGCCTACGTCGCTGGCGTCAACATCGGCGGCAATACCATCATAACCAGCGATTACGCGAATAGTGGCAAATTCACTACCGGTGATCCGGTTCACCGTGTCCGCAGACAGATTATAAATTTTAAACGTCCCGGTTCGTGTAGCGCTGCTGATGTTGAACCAGTCGATTGTGAAAGTAACCTTGAAGTCTCCCAGGTCTATTCCCTTCCCGTTTTCGTCCAGTAGCTGCAGTTCGAAATGACGCATCCAGTTTTGAGACATAATTACTCCGTTATTGCCAGCAGGTGGCTGGCGGTACCGAGATCTGTTTGGGTTGGGTAATCCTGGTTCGCATCGTCGCAAACCACGGCGAGTTTGAAACCGAACCCGAGATAGGAATACTGAGCCAGCAAGTCAGCACCAGTCACAAGGGGGATACCTTTAACCACCTGGTTACCGCTGCTATTGGCAATATCCAGAACCCAGCAAGGATCACGCCAGGTGATGCTTATCTGGTACGTAACACCCGCCAGAATGGTACTGAATTGCTGGTTATCAGCAGTGAGGGGGATTTCGTAGACCTGCATCAGCCGCCTCCAATAATTGATTTGAGTCCCTGCCAGCCAGAGCTAAGCAAGGATTCGTTCTGAGGCTTTGCCGCTTTTGTGCCGGAGTTGATAACAGCTGACGTATTGGCCCCCTCTTTCATATCGGCTTTATCGGCTACCACTATCTGCTGAGTCTGGGTGATGATCACTTCGCGGAGCGTTAATACCGCCATCAGTACATTTTCTGATGTACGGTCAGTTGTGACCTCAATCGCCCTGATCAGCATGTTGCTGTATAGCCTTTTACCTGTGACGACATCAAAAGGGATCCGGCTGGACTGCAGGTCGAGTATTTGCTGATAGGTTTCTTTAGGGCTCAGGCCAAGCGTTAAGCCCAGAGAGGACGTATCAATGAAATCCAGCAGCGAACCACCACCAGCAAACCCCACTTCCATCACGACCTCTGAGGGCCGTTTATAGGCATGATCTGAAACAGGGGCCCCCGTTTCGACGGGATGCTCAGTAATTTCCAGCGTGTCGTTATGCTTCTCAGAAACTACAACGCTGGGAACAATCAGACCAATACGCCGGGACTGCTGTTGAAACAGCGTAGAAAGGATATCCATCAACCTACCCCGCTCTGGTTTTTGCGCATTACCCTGGCATTTGCATCAATCTGTCGGCGTCCGACCTCCTGAGCAACTTCCATAGCGTTACCGCCGTGAATGTTGTAGGTGTTGTTTTGCTGAATTGATGCGCCTGCAGCTTGATACGCTAAAGGGCTTTGCCAGTTGGCGTATCCCTCTTTACGGGCCATAGACTGCATCAGGGAAGCCATCGTATTAGGGTTATTCAGATTCAATACGGCATCAGGGGAAACGCCCATCCAGCCAGCTACCTGTTTGGCGTAAAGCTGAGGATCGTTGTTATCGCCAGCAGGAGCCCAGGTATTCACGATATCCTGGACGGTTTGCAGCATGCGCCCCGTCGTTTTCCCGGTGAAATAACGCATCAACTGGTTTTTCATCGCCTGCCATCCTTCCAGCGCGGAGCCAAAAGTACGGAAGCCGTTACCACCTACCGGGCGGATATTTCCAGGGTTGTTGTTACGGTCTGCAAGCGTGTTACCTTCACCACGGAAAAATCGTCCGACGCTGCGAGGGTCAAAACCAAACTTATCCTTAATCCAGTCAGCTGCGCCATTGGCGCTATCAGATACACCTGGCAGAGCATCCGGGTTATTGTTGCCCTGGCTCAGTAGTTGCTTACCAATACTGGCAGCATCTGACCAGCGACCATCTTTGATAGCGCTCAGCAGGTCACCAATCATGCTCAGCATCTTACTGAATTCACCCATCTGGCTGATGAAGTTGCTGAAATCCCACTTCAGAGACCAGGATTTAGGGTCAATATTCAGAAGTTTTGCCAGTGCCTTACCCAAATCGACGACGGTCTGCCGGAGGTCTTTAACCATCTTCAGAGCGGCGTCTACTTCCGGCTTCCATTTCCCCCAGTCAATCAGGCTTTTGCCGCCTTCTTTCCAGGTTTTATAGTCTTCCCATAGCAGAGCGATACTGGCAGCGAACGCAGTAACAAGCCCTATAGGAGACATCCAGAACGTGCTGTTAAGGATCCGCAGCGCTACCGTTAATGCGCCAAACAGCGTGATCAGTTCCCGCGTTTGCTTATCCAGTGATTTCCACCAGTCCAGCAGATCAGAAGTCCCTTCCATCAGCCGGGAGAATAACCGGGCAATGAGATCACCCAGCCACAATACCCCTTTGATAGCCGCCGTCAGCGTCTGCTCAATTTTCGGGAAGTTATCGAGAATTTGACGGCGTAATTTATCCAGTGAACCAGCGAGGCCACCAGCCAGGTTAGCGCCGATTTTATCCCGCGCCATCCCTGCCATTTCGCCGAACGACCGGAGCGAGGTCATGAACCGGTTAGAACTTACCGCGGCCTGATCAGCATTAAAGCCGATCGCTTTCGCCATCGCGGAATATTCGCCGGAGAACCCGCCGACACCGCGCCGCATTGCCATCAGGGTGTTTTCATCAATACCCAGCATGCTGGCGTACTGGTTAGCCCGGTAATACGGCATGCTGCTAAGCTTCTGGCCTACCCCGGTGAAGATGCTCGCCATATCGCGCATATTGCCGCTGGCGTCGCGTGTTTGCACACCCAGGCGGTTAAGGAAGCCCTCCGCACCGGGATTGGTTCTGATAAACCGTGAAAGGCTCTCCAGCGAACTCATCGCCGAGTCAGCGCTGCCGCCAACCTGCGAAATGGCATAACTAACCTGTTTAAGCCCCTGCACCGTCGCGCCAGTGCGCTGAGAGGCCCAGTACAGCTTGTCAGATGCCTGGGCTATTTTTGCCGTAAAGGCGACAACAGAGAGTGCCGCTGCTTCAACGGCGAACCCGGTTTTAATGGCGTTAGAAGTAACCCCCGCCAGCACTGCATTAAATTTCCGCTCGCCGCTTTCATCGACTTTGAAGCCGAGCGACACGAGAAAATCTTTAATCGTCTCAGCGTTCATTCGCCTCTCTCCATCTTGCGATCCGGCACTCGTTGTCAGCCTTCAGATCCAGCCAGTCATTCATTCTGGCGATATCCGCCAGGTCTACCGAACCATCTTTGAGCGCAGAGTAAGGGATGTACCCGGCATCCACCGGGCGCATCAGATAGTCTTCACCATCAGGCAAAGAATCCAGCGTCAGCCCACTTTCGGGGTGGGCGTAGCGTTGTCGGGGAGTTCTGGCAAAAAATTTCCCAGGCTATCGGCGACCACCCGCGCCACCAGTTGCAACATGTCAAAGAGATCGATGTCATCAAACATCAACTCACCACTGCGGAAGACAGGCGTCCATTGTTTGCCGTTTTCACGCACCACCATAGCGAGACAGGGGTGGATAATGGCGTTCGTGTCGTCTTCGGTGAGTTTTGACAGCTCGTCAGCGATACGCGGTAGCAGCGTGTTGAAAACTGGCTCCAACCGTTCCAAATTAACGGCTTCGCCACCAGCCGGAAGAAGATTTTTGATGCTGCTAAAATCAGCCATCAGGCCAGCGAGGATCGGTAATAATTTGCGGGATACCTTCAACTGTTCAAACACGCCCAGCTTATTGGCGCGGTAATTCACGCCTTTAATCGTGCATTCCATCGGTTAAAATTCCCCAAGCAGTTCATCAATTTTGATGCAGTCAAATACCCATGCAACCGTTCCGGCGACTTTAGGGTTGTTCCAGTCTGGTTGTTTCTGGAAGGCCACACCGCGTGCCGTGGCGATATCACCACTTGCTTTGTTACGGACCACAATGACGTTATTCCCCCAGGTGGAAGAGGACTGGCTCTGCGCGTTGTACATCAGCGAAAGCTTTTTATTTACCGGGGAAGTTTTCAGCAACGTAACGGTAATCGTCCCGCTCTTTCCGCCGTGAAGGCTGTGCATACCCTCACCATCTGCGCCGATGGTCATGGTGTTTTTTGCCTCGGTCATCGCAACCACGATCCCCTCTTCGGAGTTGGCTGAACCAGCACCGAGTTCAATAGCTCCCGTAGGTCCAGCCAGGGAAGCCGAGATATCAAGAAACGAATAAGCAGACATCAGGACTCTCCTTAGCGAACCACTGTGATTGCCACGCTGCCGTAATGGACAGCACCAGCCAGTTTCCCGGCAACCTGAATCGGCACACCCTTACGCGCTTCGCGATCGACCTGTAACTGGTCATCAACGTTTTCCGCCCAGGTGTAATAGCCTTTCGTCAGCATGTCGCCAGTGTTGAGCTGCCCCATCGGGCCACCCGTCCATTTGCCCGGCGCAAACAGGCCGTTCTGCACTGCTTTGTCGAGCACCAGCTCAATGTTCGCAATACGCGTAGTGGTTCCTGCGTCGGTCTGTGGGATTTTGGTTGTACTGGTATAGAGCGTGTTGAAGTCGGCAGTCTGTACCGCGTTCTGTAGCCAGTCGAGGCCGTGACGTTCATCGAAGAAGTCACCATTGCTCATGACACCTTGCTCCAAAATCGCCGTATCGTTCTCGTAGTAGACGTAAACGTTACAGTTCTTCGCTTCCAGGTTATTGGCTTGCGACGTTCCCAGCGTTTCGTAGGTGATGCCAGGCTCCTGTTTAAATTTCAGGGTGATCGTCGTGTTACTGCCAGTGAAATCAACCGTGAATGCACGCGCAAAGGCAGACAGCGCTGCATAACGGCTACTGGTCGAATACTGAATAAACGTCCGGCTGTATTTCGCGGCTTTCAGTTTTGAGGCCAGATCCGTAGTTGTCGCCGCATCCAGGATTGTCGCTTCATCAGTGGTAATGCCAAAGATTCGGGAAACGGTAGACGCTTCAATCGCTGCGGAAACAGTGATGATAGTGGCGTCATCCGGATAGTCCGCTTCAGGTACTGCCAGATGCAGGCCGTACCAGGCGTTGTAGTCCATCAGCGCATTAACCGCTTCAAGCAGCGATTCAGCGGTGCCGGCTTCGCCATCGGCAAGCGTTTTCACCCAGCGCCCGACATATACCAGTGTGGGTTGCGGCTGCTGAGAGAACCAGATAACAGCGGCTTTATACTCTTCGCTGTCCACCCCGAAGTCATCACCAATATCATCAGGCGATGAGTAAGCCCGGAGGCGTTCGGCGATCGGGATGACGGTTGAATCACCCAGGATAAGCATCGAGCCAAAATTGCGCCCCTGCGCGGCCCGTGCGGAAAGCGTCACCGTCACGTTAGTGATACGGTTAAGGGGAAGCCCTTTTTCCATTTTAGTCTCCGGTAACTATCGTGACGTTAGGGCCAACGATAGATTTAACGTTGTAAGTACGGGTGTTTTTGCGGGAAAGGGTCACGGTCACGTCGTACCGGCGCACCCACTGGTTATTGATTAATTCGGGGAGGTTTCGTATATCTCCGGCATCCACCAGCGACAAACCTGAGATTCGTCGAAACGTATCTGAGTTTTGCTCAATGAATATTCCGTCACGGAAGCGCGTAGCCAGCGCAGAACCACCAGGGCCGTAGAAACAAAGCAGAACCTGAACACCTTCCCATGTCCATTGCTCGCTCTGTTCTTCGCTAACCTGGATGTTTGCAGGCATTCCTGACCGAGTGAGCGTCGAGAAGTTAAAACCGCACCACGTTTCGCCGTTCGGCGGTATCTTTTGCTGGGGATCCGTAAAGCGCGGGTAAACCATATTTGCAGGCATCCCCGTAATCCCTCTCACCCAGCGACTTAGCTGTCGTTCCAGTTCTTCGTCGTAATCAGGTTCACTGCCAACGGGTGTAAGGTATCCGGGCTCTGTGCTGTCATTACTCAACGGGTATACCTCCGTTAAATTCCAGCAATTCGCAATGCGCCTGAACGAACCCGGCACCGTATCGGGTGTAAGGATCGACAAATGTCACACGGTAATTACGCCCACTGTACGTCACGATATCGGCGTCAAGCTCAGGCGTTGAATCACTGGCTGGCATCCCCTGCGTTAGACGGAATTGCGTCACGATGAGGATTGCTCCGTTGATATTCTGTCCCGCCGCCATCCGTTTGGCTTCAAGAGAGCGGTCAACCGTCACCACACCAGAGAACGGGATAGCCTGAGCGGTGTTGGTCGGGAAATTATCTTCATCGACCGTTTGCACCTGCCGATGACAAACCAGCGAGGTATCCATAAAGTCCGGATCCATCAGCACATCGGTAACATCGAGAAGCGGCATTATTTTTTCCTCACGACATACGTAATCGAACGCAGCAGGAACCCACGAGCATAAAGCGGCTTATCGCCAGGGATCGGCGGCTTTGCTGCCCTGCGGTTAGCGATCGTCTTATCAGAAAGAGGGGTAAGGCGATCACCAGAACCGATCACCGCCTTAGAAGCATCACGGGCAATCTGTCCGGCGCTTTCAAGTTCCCGCATGGCTGCATCCGTTTTGCCCTCCATGGTTGCCTCTGCAGCGGCCTTCAGGTGTGCCGTTGTTCTGGGTAAAGAGTCTTCAATACCCATGCCCAGAAACGGTCTGGGCGGTAGCGTCACTACCGCACCGTCAATTTCAATGGTTGCCCCTGTCGATTGCAGATAACCCAGCTCTGCGTTCGTCAGCGGAGCGTCTTCGCGCTTTGGACCATCCGGGATACCCACCAGCACATCCATACCTGAAAGCTGGCGTAGAGACTCCAGAACAGACTCAGCGTTATCTGTGGTAATCGTTAATCCGGATTTCATTACGGCGTACCTAACTGAATAGCCCCGGCACCGAAGATCATGAGGTATTCCCAAAACTCTGAGCCATAGCGCGTGTTATTCCAGAAACCTGCATCCGGGTTAAGCGTCATGCTGGCGTCATAGCCCACAGAGACCTTGTCCACTGATTTAGATGTCTGAACGCCACTATTCGCCCCACCTGAAGCGCCAACAGCAGCACTTCGCATATCAGCCGCGTATAACGCCATGTAATGGGCGACAAACAGCTCTACTACGTAGGGGAAAATATCCTCACCAAACCGCGCCTCACTCATGAGGACATCCGCCAGATTCAATCTGACCTGAATCATCGGTGTCGGGTATTTATCTTCATCAGAAAACTGCGGGAAGTCGGTCCGGAATTTCTCAGGCGTCGGCAGGCTTTTGTTTTTTGCCATTGGCTTTAGCCTCTGTGAGTTGAGCTTCAAGCTCGGCGATTCGGGTATTCTTTTCCTCCACCTGTGCTTCAAGCTCGGCGATACGTGGATCGTCTACCTGTGCAGGCGCTTCACCATCGGGTGAGCAATGCGCTTTCACAAACCAATGCTCTGCAACGGCATCATCAACATCATGAAAACCTGCAGCGAATGGTGTGATTTTGTCGCCGTCGTTGAAATTAAAGGCGGTCAGTACATAGATTTTCTTCATCGGGATTCCTTAGAAAAAAGCCCCTGTTAAGGGGCTATGCCTGGATTAAATACCATCCATGTAGTTCAGGGTTTCCGGGTAGACCGGCTCAACCGCGCCCAGCTTGCCGTAGTAAGTCACCAACTGATACAAACCGCGATACTGGATCGGGACGCTCTGCAGCGGGACCATCGGGAAGCGCACAAACTTCTTATCGTTGGTGTAGGCCACCATGCGATCCGTACCGCCAACACCACGCCCCTTCATCCATTTAACCGGACGAATGTTCAGCGGTTTGCCGTTCTGGTGGTAAGCGATGGTGTTTGTCTCCAGATAAGTCAGAAGTGACTGGTTACCAGCACTGGAAACAATGGTGCTCGCCAGGAACGAATACTGTTCTGGCGGGATAAGCAAGTCTTCCGGCACTTTAGAGTAAGCAGAACGGGCCCATGCGTTACTCAGTACCTGGTTAATGCTGGCGCGGATTTCATCTGGAGTTGAAGTGGCCCACGTTTTGGTGGCGTTGGTCGGCGTTACCTGAGACAGATTAAGCAGACCTTTAGCGCCTTTCGCCGCATCACCGATATAAACCTGCTCATCGGTATCCATGTTCCACTTCAACTGCATGCCATCGTACTTCTGGGTATCGATAGGACGGCCTACCTGTGCCGCAGCCTTCAGTTCGATAACGGTCCAGCCAAGCTCCATGCCCCATAGTTCCAGCGGGAAGCCCTTTTTCTCGATATCAACGTTGACGCCTGCAATCGCAGTGGCCAGCGGGCTGATCCAGTTTTTACCGTTGGCATTAGGTGTACCGGCAGCTGCAAAGGTGGTGTTGGTGAAAGAGCTGATTTCGTCAGCGATAGAAACGTCTTCACGCAGCTGAATATCACGGCTCCACGTCTGGGAGGTCAGCGGCAGGTTCAGCGTCTGATCGAGGCGCTCCAGCTCGTGGATAAGAAAGGCACCAGAGCTATCAATGGTGGCCTGGTCAAATGTCTGCATTTGCAATTTCCTTAAATGTTGAAGGCCAGTTCAATGCTGCCGTTAGCATCGCCAGGGCCATTGAAGTAAGCATTGGTAAGCTGGACAGTGTTATCGCCATCAGCAGCAGCCAGGAAGGAGCCCAGCGGGCTGGATGCAGTCGGAGTGGCTACACGCATATAAACCTCACCACCAAGCGTCACGGCGCTTGCATCAGAGCCAAGATTTACCGTGACATAACCACGCTTCATGCAGTCTCCCGCGAAGTTATAACCAGTGCCAATCTGACGCACCTTGTCAGGCTGTGAGGCTGTCGGGTACGGGCGAACATAGATACCCACCACAACAGCAGCCGTATCAGTTGCCTCAATCGGCACAAATTTACCTGCGGAGAACTTTCCGGCTAGGCCGTACGCGGCAAATGCCTTTGTGCTGTCCAGCGTCTGAGGTTCAACCGTCAGATCTTGCGGACGTGAGATGGCACCGGCGATGCCCGCAGGCATCCGGTAGAGAAAAGTGTTATCCATTGAATGCCTCGTTAGCGTTTAGCCCAGAGTTCCTTCGCGGCAGCGTTAATCTCCGCGATGGATTTGGTGGTATTGGAGTTAATAGAGCGGAAGCCGTCAGCGGTTTTAGCTGCGGTATTACGATTTTTCGCCACTTCAGACACGGCGTTAAACGCCATATCAACGGTCGCTTTTTTCAGTTTGCTGATATCGGCATCGCCAACGATAGAGCGCACCATCGCCTGATCGGCAGTTGACAGCACTGAGCGCTTGAAGGCGGTAGGTTTTGCCTTCGACGGTAACTGGATACCCGGTTGAATCAGATCGGCACGATATGCAGCGTCACCAGTAATAGCGCCTTCCTCTTCTTTTTTCTCCTCCTCGTCCTCCTCATCGCCTGTAGCGGAGGCTGCAGGAGTTAGCTTGGCTACTGCGGCGATCAGCGCTTTACCCCATTCCGGGATATCTTCCTCGGCGTCACCTGTTCCCGGCAGTGTTGGCGCGGGCATTGGGTTTTGCGGAGACAGGTTAATAACCACGCCGGCAGGAGTGAGCGAAGTGGACACGTCATCATCCCCAGTCACGCTATCTGGCGGGTTATCAATCAAGCTCGCCATTTCGGCGGCATCGTTGGTTTTGCGGGCCTTAAGAAGCCGGGTAAACCAGTGTTTAGTAGTGCTAGGCATAGCATCCCCTATTTTGCAACGGAAACCAGCCCGCCCATTAGGGACGAGGGCCAGATGGTTACCGGTTATCGCAGATTGATTTGCGAGGCCGGGTGAAATTTGTTCGTAATCTGCGTCATAACCGCAGCTCACCTCATCATCGCCATCATCAATGGCCTGAAGTGCTTCAGGGCTTTTAACAATGACATCAGCAAGCAGTAAATCTGACTTATCCCCCTCTCCGCGCCTGACGTTCTGGATATGTCCGTGTGCCAGTTGCCGCCAGTTTTCAGGGGAAACAAAAATGATGTCGCCATTAAAATCGCGTGGATGGCCTATCGTTACCGCCATCCCTTCAAACGAGGCCATCGCTCGTTCGCTGAAAACTTCTTCAGGCGTTCGGCGGACAATGATTTTTCCCCACACGTCCGGGGTTAGTTCTGGCCTTTCGGTTTTGTCGTACTCCTGCTCGCCAGTCCGCCCAATAGGCACATCCTTGAACAGCACAGAACCATCAGCGAGCTGGAAACGGGTGTTCCCCAGTCGGGTTTTAAAGAAATATTTCATGGGTTACCTGCTGAATGGCGGGCATAGAAAAGGCCGCTCAGTGGCGGCCCTATAATTTTAATTATGACTTCACGCCTACAACCTACCTGAGGAGGAGGAGGAGGCGGTGTAGGCCTTTTGCTTCTTTTAGGCGGTGGGTTAGGTTCTTTACGGGCCATTTCATTTCCTCGGCTCAGGGATCTGCACTTCCGACCAGCATTTGCAATTCGGAAGGCATCCGGCGTGTCCGGTCATGCCATCGAGCGTCGGAGGGGTATCCCAGCGAACAAACTTATCTTTCATTTTTCGGTGTGATGGTCGAGTGCCTGCGCCTTCAATCCTCCACCAGTAACCCTCAGAACCGACAGCCAGAGCACGCGCTTGCGTCAATGCTCCGGTAGCTCTGCCAATTTCAGTACGAGCAATCATCTTTGCCCTGCTGGCTGCAACGCCTCCAGTCTGCATGATCATCTCGTAGAGTTGCTCTGGTCGTTCGCCTCTCACTACCGCCTCAATTGCCCGTGACTGGATGTCCCTCACCCGGTCAGCGGACTCAAGGGGCAGTGATTTCATCAGCTGAACTTGCCGATACACAATATCCTGCGCTACCTGACCAACAGGCGTATTCCCTACCACATCACGCAGGCCCGCGCCGATTTCCTCAGATACCGATCGCCACTGTTGCCACTCTTCACGCTCAACCTGCAGGAACATTTTTCGGGCGACAATTTCCGCCCAGTTATCCAGTAACACTGAATAATCAACTAGCGTACTGGCTGTTCTATCAGCGCTTGCCTGTGAACCATCGTAAGAACCCGCTACGATCTCCCCTATCTGGTTTGCTATCGCCAGTAGGCTCTTTCGGTATTGGGTCTCCGAACGTCGGCGGAGGGCTGGTTTCAGATTCATCCTCCTCCCACTGGGACTTCGCATTTTCTATGTCCTCATCTGAAATTGACGCGCCTACGCCAGTCACATCCGACATTTCTCGAAGGTCGGTCAAGGCAGCGGCGGGAGACATCCCCAGGTCACGCACAGCAGTAGCCAGCGCGGAGGTTGTGTTCGTCGCCACCGTGGAGCGATCAAGGTCGCTCATCTGCCACAGGGGATTAAACTCAAACGTGAAATCTTCCGGCAACGGTTCGCCAAACTCTGAGCGATGCAGTACATCGAATAACAGGCGGATGTGAGGCCGTAAATCTCGCTCCTGCAGAGTTCCCACGTCATCGTAGTAATTCGCCAGATCAGCATCACCGGTTGAAAAACCCTTCGGCGATTGGCGGAACAAGCGGACCAACGGGATCCCCACCGCCCCCGCGATATCCTCTTTAAATTCACTAAGCAGATCTGACAGACCAGCGAAAGAATAGGAGTGGGTTTCAAAGGTGTCATCGGCATCAAAAAGCGACATCCCCTCATTTGTCTGGTACTGGCGAACCAATTCCATTTGCTTAACCAGCGCTTCGAATGGTTTACCGCCCATGGCGATAATCTCACGCAGCTTCTTAATTTTTGCCGTACGTAGATGCGCCTTGTAGGCCAACTGAGCAGCGCCAACGCTGGTACTGTCGTAAGAGGTCAGGCGGTCAAAAATACGTTCAACAACAGACATGCCCCACTCGTTCTCGGTGATTTTCTGCTGGTAAGGCAGTTTCACGCCATCCATGCGAATCAGGCGACTATGGTGAACAGTCCACGCAGGAAGCCCCTGTGCTGTCGTCACGATGTCGTAGAACTCTGGTTTACCGAGGTTAGGCCCAAGCGCTTTTATACGCCTGTTAAGCTGCGGGTTAATCATCCAGCGGTCGAGAACAGCAAGGCCCTTAAAACTGCCTTTCCCAACCTTATCCAGCATCAGTGGCGTCAGCGGTGCTTGCCCTTCAATCAGAATCAGCGCAACAGCACCGCCATATAGTCGTGACCATTTCAGCGTTTCGTTGATGCAATCCCACAACTGAAGTTCATCAAAACGTGATTCCAGAATGCCACGGCGTTTCGGGTCAATCTCACTGGTGATGCGAACGCCCTTTTTGGTCATGTCATCCGCTTTCGAATCGACAGCAGCGCCAATGATCCACGAGGAACGGTACGCGTACTCAATCAGCAGGCGGTTACGGCTGGTATAGTTCGCCCGGTATGTCGATGCAGCGTGCTGGTTCGGCTGCTGCATGCCAACACGTGCAATAAAGTTATCGTACGAATCCGCCGTGGCGACTCGTCCCGTTTTCTTCGCCATGGTTGCGATACTCCAGATTTGATAGCTGTGACGAACCGGATAATTTGTTAAAAAACGGTCTGATTTAACATAATGACTGTTACCCGCACCAGCCAGATCCCTCCCATGATGAAATGTCCTCCAAAGGCTTATTTCAATGGGTAAAGTGGCTAAAAGCGCGTGAATAAAACCTGCATAAACAGGGTCAAAAAGTGAATAGTGTTAATTTTGCTCGAAGCGGTTATTTCCAGGTATTTAGCTGTTCCCCAGCGCTTCCCAGATATCCATAGCCGTATCGGTAGGAGCGAACGCCATGATGAAAGCATCTGCCACGTTCGGCGATGGGACATCACGCTTAGCCAGGTCCTTTTTACTCTCGACCATCACGCGTCCGTTCTTATCAAAATCACGGTGAGGGGTAGTCAGTTCCAGCTTTAGCTTTTCCAATAACGGGCAAGATGAATCAATGCTTATCAACTCATCAACTGGATACTGTTCGCCGTTATTAATTGCGTTGAAAGTATTACGGAACCGATCGGCAACCAGCCACCAGGCTTGCGCTTTAAGGTTGGCGAAAAAGTCTTTGTTCGGAATGCCAATATATTCATTGTCCGGCTCGTTCACGCCAGCACCAGCATTGAATCGCTGGTAATTAATACGTGAAGCGTTCATGTTCTCGCGCTTGCGATCCTCATTTATCTCAGAGAATTTGGCCCCTGCGGAAGCACCTACGCCTATTGAGTCGTACACGATATCGGCATCACGCTCCAGAGCCGCCTGATAGGTACGCTGGCAGCTCTTAAGCAATTCATCCTCTTTAGCCTTCCATTCATCAGCCCAGTAGACGACAGAGCCGTGACGGTAGACATTAGCGCATTTATCCGCGCCGCTGTCGGCGACGTCGAACCCAATACGCTTACGCCCGCTAGGTTCGAAATTAAGAACCTTATGCGCATCAACCGCCGCCTCAATCCACGACAGCTTAATAATTGCCGCATCATCGTCTGATTCCGGCACGCCCTCGTAAACATGTTTGAAGCCATCTGGATCACGTCGCCGGGCGGCTTCGATAACCTTGAGCATCGTATCTGACAGGAAAGGGTTTTCGTCGTAGTTAATTTTGCGGATTAGCGTATCTTCGGGTGGATCCACCACAAAGTTTCGCCATACAAAATCAGTTACCAGACCAGGGTTAAAGATAAACCAGCACTCCGAACCTTCTTTACGGATCGTTGGCTCCAGTATCTTCCACTGGTACTCCGTCAGCGCGTGGGCCTCTTCAAGCCACAGAACGCTGATACCTTCCAGAGACTTAATCTCTTCGATATTTCGCCATAGGCCATAAAAGACAAATTCAGAACCAGTCACCCGGTTAATAATTTTGTTATTCAGAATGCGGAAGCGATGCCGCAGACCGAACCGGTCTATCTGAATTTTCAGCAGGGTGTATACCGATTCCTCAATTTTGTTCTGGATCTGACGAGCACAGCAGAAACGGAGGTTGTATTTGTTGGAGAGGAATATAGCTATCCCCGCCGCATCCCATGACTTAGACGATGAACGTCCACCAAAAAGCACTTTGTTTCGTGCCTGAGTCGTCCAGAAATTTCTAAGAACCGGATTCAGGGTTGGTCTGGATGTCAGAGTAGAAGTCATTCAGATCTCGCTCTCCATTGCCATCATCAATACCAGCATCACGGCGAAGGCGATCTGCTTCCAGAGAGACCTTGTCTGTTGCAGCTATGCGGTAATCAGTATCAGCAAATATTTTGTTAACTGTCGCCAGTGTTCCTACGATGGACTCAATACGCACGGTATTGCGCATCATGGCCTTTTCTGCGGCACTGATATTCTCCATCAGTGATTTTCTGGCTTGATCTTCCTCTGCATCTTCCAGCAGCGTTATCCAACGCCCGATGTTCTCTGCCGCTACCAGGTTATTAGCGCGAAGACGAAAAAGTTCATCCTCAAGAGTCAACGCTCTGGCATCTTCAATTACTTCATCTTTCAGCAATAGCCGTCTGGCATAACCACCGTGCTTCAGAGCGTGCTGGTTACCAGGTTGAAACGGATTAACAGGAGGGGCGGTACGCGAACCACGAATCGGTTTCGTATCTGTGAGAGGCTCGCCTTTTTCTTCCGCGTTCTTTTTCGAAGCTCCAGACGGCGCGGGCTTTTCAGTGGTACGCGCCGTACTTTTTTGCGTACCGGATTTGCGTACCTGCGTACCTCCCTTGCGTACCCATTCCAGCTTCTTGGCTCTCTTCCTGATTGCCCCCTCTGTGACACCGTATTGAGCACCTATTTCACGGAGGCTAAGAACTCCGGCCCGGTATGCCGATTCGATGGCCTCCCAGTCCGGTTTTGACATACTTTTTATCCTGTCGTGGTAGCCATTAAAAAAGCCACCCCGAAGGTGGCCTTTGTGATGGTACGAAAATACGTGAGATCTGAGGTTCGACTTACCAGGCTTGCGCTTCTGCCTTGTCTCTGTCAAATCGGAACTCAAGAAGCTCCTGTGCGATCAGGGACATGCTTGTAGCAATATATTGCTCTTGGTTAAGCTTTCCGCTCTGGAACTCTTTAGCAACTGCTTTCAGTTCTGGTGAGTCTTTTGCAAGTAACTCAATATTTTTAATCACAGAATCAAAAGTGTTTTCCCGAAAAGCTTCAGGAACTTCTGTGAAAATAGCCTTTTTGATTTTGTTAAACATCTTCATCACCCTTCCTGGTTTTGAGAGCCATCTTATATCAATTCGACTTAACTGTTAATTAATCCCTTCTAAATGTGTGCCATAAAACATTATCGAGACCACTCTGATAAATGGTCTCTGTAATGCTCATTGCTTCGTCACTTTGTCGTAGGTTCGCTCGCAACTGCTACCGGCGACATAAGCGCGGTCAGCCTCTTCTGCATAGATTCCCGCTCTGCGGTCAGATTCTCCAAGCATGATGGCAAGCACTCGGGCGGTCTCGGCTTTTGCCGCGCCTGTGGCGGCAACTGCGGAAATGCGGCCGGTTTCACTGTCGCCGAGCTGCCGCTGTAATTGTCGTAGCTGTTGCTGCAGCCCACTGCGAGCACGTTCAGCATCAGCAGCATCGGCCCGAACCTTCGCCAGTTCTTCATCTGCACGTTTCTGCTCCTCGTCTGCGGCGTGCTGGCGGCGCTGTTCTTCGGCCCGTTCTGCAACCTCTCGATGAAGAATTGCTGTCGAATCTGAAATATCACGCTGTAGCCATTTCTGACGCCAGTTACTATCAGAGGTACCGACACCAAAACTGAAGACACGCCATAATAAAAAAGCCACCAGCAAAATGATCGCCAGTGGCTTCCAGTATTCTTTCAGCAACGTGGGCATCTTTTACCCCGCGAGATTGATCGCCTGAACAAACACATCAAACGAGTAAGGCTGTTCGCCGTTCTCATGTTTAATGATCGCCTGAAGCAGCTTCATCATAAAACGGCTGTCACTGGTATCAATACGCTGTTCAGGGGCAACTCCCGTCGCCTGTGCCACGCTATTGATATAAGCCTGGGTATTATTCTCGTTCGGCGGTGCCCACCGCTTGATAATGCCACGTACCGTATTCAAACCGTACTTGCGCTGGTAGTTACGCAGAATAATGATCATCGCCCTGATTCCGTATTCAGGGGAAGTAAACTGACAGAATGATTTATCTGTACGCTGAGCTGTCGGCACCAGGCCTTTCCAGTCATCGCCCCAGCGAATGTTTCCGGGGTTGTTATTGCGAATACCGCGAGCTGTAGACATGTTTTACGCCTTATCGTTACCGCCACCGATACCAAACCGGTTGCCAATGTATTTCATTGCAAATGCCCTGATTGCATCAACGCCAACAAAGCCCACCCCTCCACCGATTGTGATAGAAAGTGATTTGGGCCATTCCATGTATTCAAGTCCTGATGCGAAAGTAAGGGTCAACGCTCCACACAGAAGCCCCTCAAGCAACATTTTCTTCCAGCCTCCACCACCGTAGGCAATTCGAAGACCAGCCATTGCCACAGATAGCAGCACAGCTCCCAGCGGGGTATCTCCACGCCACCAGCTCTGCAGCAACTCAAGCAGATCGGGCCAGGTATGAGGATCATTGTGCATTTTCATAGTCTCTCACCTCGCATAGTCAGCGGGTGCTGTGTGTACTTGAAAGGGTCAGGCCCATCGGGCTGATTTAACAACGAGCCATATCGATGATGATTCCCGTGAGCCTGAAATGAAAAAGGCCCGCCGAAGCGAGCCTTTTGGTTTTGTTATCGTTAGATAATGATCAACTGAGTGGGGCGGCAGCCATACAGCTCAGCCAGTTTTTCTAAAGTCGCGTTCTGCGGCTTCTGGCTTTTTTCCATTTTAGCTACTGCTGCCTGAGAGATACCCAGAGCGGAGGCAACATCCCCCTGGGTCATCCCCCTGTAAATGCGCCATGCTGCTTGCAGGCTAACATCTTTCTCAAATTTTATTTCGACGACTTCATTTGGAATGATTTCGTCATCGTGCGGTCCGGCGTCAATAGCGATAGGCTCATAGAGCTCATCTAAATCCGCACTTTCTACCAGTCGATTAAAAAGATCAATCGGTATCACTGCACTCTGTTTCACGCCGTCCGCGTCAGTTAGAAACTGTATGCGGCCCATATCCATCTCACCTTTGTTAGTTAAAAATACAGAGAGGGCTGGCGGGTTTCCCCGCCTTTCTAAAAATTGCTATAAGTGTGGTCGGTTCTGCGTAGCACTTCCTGTATTTCGATAACTACTGGATCACCTTTCTGAACCTCAAAGATAATTCGATACTTACCAACTCTTACGCGGAAGTGACTAACTGAGCCTTTGAGTTTTTTCGTGTCCAGGTGTACATCAGGCCACTTCTCCAACTCACGTACCTTTTCGCTTATCGCTTTTTGGTAGCGGCTGTCGATTTTCACTCGCTGGCGCAACGCATACCCGGTCCAAGTTACCTTTGGCATGCCGCCCTCTCTTGTTAAAGAACATATCCCGTGGGATGCAGTAAATATAACATAATTTGGTTATACTGCAAGAGTAAAGGTTATGTTTACACAGAAAAGGTTATAAATCAGGAGGCATAAAAACGACAAAACCCGCACTATGGCGGGTTCTGGAAAATTTCTTGTCGCTTGCGATACAGCTTTGCGAAGCATATACGGATTGAATCAGTTTGCGCGCAAAATTGCAATGCTTTTTTTAAGGTTTTTCCGCTTTACTGTCACTGAATCTCCCAGAGTTAACACCGAACGCATCACATAGCGGTGCGTAAAGTGCCCGTTCTGCCACATGCAGCCATACGTCAATACGACTTTCGCAGGTACGCAAACACCATTCAGGATGCTTTTCATTGAGATCCCGCGCCATTGCCTTCTTCGGTTTCCCCTTCCCGTCATAACGTTCATGAAGCAGCGCAATCATTGCCGGGTTATCAATAAATGTTTCCCCAACTACACGATCAATAATCAGCGCCTCACTATCGGTACAGTGAGCAAGATGGCTCTTTTTATTCCCGTCCATCATTTCTCGCAGAAACGCTTCCAGCTCTGGCTTGCTGATACCCGCCTTTTTCATGCGACGAAGCGCTTCGTTAATTGCGGTTTTGGTGATTTTTTTGCTGGCCAGCAGTTGGTTAAACATATTCCCTGAACTACCGCCGCCGATGAACGACCAGCGCCCCCACATTTTTAAACGTCCCTGCACCATTGTGCTTTCAAGGGTATTCAGTCGAATAATCTCTCCGGCTTTGCCGGTTGCCGTTGGGTAAATCATACTAGCCCCTCATCTCTCCAGATTTGTTGCGTGCGCAATACGCCCTCGGCATGCATCAGCCGGAGTTCGTCGCGGGTATATTCGGTTTTGGTTCTGCCATCTATGGCGTCGTGGCAGCAATTGCAGGCGATAGCGCCCTGCTGGTCATCAGGTTTACAACCAGTGCCGCAGGTTCCAGCAAGCCGGTAATGAGCTAATACCGACGTTTCAGGATTGCCGTTACATACACCAGGAATTCTTACCTGGCATTCCCGACCACGGGCAGATTTTCGGAGATCGACCTTTCTCATGCGGCCAGCTCCAGTAGCTGCATGGCTACGTTTTCGGCTTCTCGTTGGGATGGGAAAGCTCGGAAGAGGATATGATTCCAAAGGACATTGAAAACAGCTTTGTAAACCTCATGAAATTCCTGCTCGCTCATATTGGCAAATGAGATCGAACGCGCCTCCCGGCGGCGGGTGTTATCCGGAAGAATAAATTCATCGTAGAAGCCAGCTTCAACCGTCGCCCATTTACGGAAGGCTTCAAATGATTTGACGATAGCATGTCCATTGGCACGACGATTCCCGGCCCGTTCGTTATAGTCGAGCTCAGTTTGATAGAGAGTTTCGTCGTTTCCGACGATGGAGATCAGGTATCGAATATAGCCGTTCAGGTACAGCTTTTCCGCAGGGGTAATCGTACCGCCTGTCGGTGTCCAGTATTCAAACCCAAGATTGAGGAGCGCAAAGAAGCGCTTATGGAACAAGTAATTTCTGGCCTGCGTTACGTTACAGTTAAGCCAGATACCCGTTTTTATACGTTGCAAAAACTCGCTGGCCTCAGCGTTCGCCGTGGTCAGTGTCGTTGATGAAGTTTTTATCAGTTGAATCTGTGCCATCGGTTTATCTCCGTGGCACAGCGATTGCTCAGAGGGCTGTTCAGACCCGTATCAACAATTATAACTGATGTTACTCAGCTTCTGTATCTTTAATACCGGCTTTTTTCTTCGCCATTTCCAGTGTTTTCAAAGAGGTTACGAACTCATCTTTTCGTAGCGGGAACCCCCTTTTGACTTCCCCTCGATCCAGGTATATCAAAACTGGCCCAACATGCGCCGATAGCCCTGGAAACAAATTGTCTGGAATATGCATGGATTGCCCCTTGCGTGGTCACCCCAAAGCCAACACCAGAGGGGCTAAAATCTAAAGGCTGGCAGCTGCACCCGCCAACGACAAAGGATAACTAGTTCAAAAACCAATCGTCAGCGCTTTCCCACGTCTCCTGCAGGATTTGCTCTACATGTTTTTTATCGCCGTCAGCGCCGCCCAGAACACTCAGGCCATCATTGCTGGTAATTCGGATTCTTAATTTGCAATCGTCATAGGACTTGGACAGACGGCGCAACAGCTCCTTTTCAAGTGCGGGTACTGCGCCAGTTGGGAGTTTTTTGTCCTTAGCAATTGTGAGTTCTATTTTCATAATGAATACCTCATGCAAATACTGTATAAATAAACAGTATACCTGAAGAGTTAAATGGTCAAGCCCTTAAAGGCACTTTTTGCTAACGCCATGTGCATGTTTAATCTGATGTTTTGGACACATAAAACAAAACCCGCCGTAGCGGGTCTGGGGTTAGATAACGGGGTTAGGGTCTTCATCAACGTAAGTTGCACGGTTAATCAGGAACGTCAGAACGCCCTTCACCTCCACATCGTCCAGGGCGTCACCCTCGATCGCTTCGCCATCGGAAGTAATTAGCGCGCGACCGCGAACGATGCCAAACTGAATTATCCCGCAGAAAGAAACGAGCACGTGATCGCCCTGCTTTGGTCGCCGGGAAACATCGATAACGGCATAACCCGAACTCGTCTCCAGCACGCGGCAATTAGCATCAATCTGGCAAAGCCTGTTGATTGTAAGTGTTTGCTCTACATAGTCTTTTGCGGGTGATGGAAATCCCATAATAAAACCTCACACGAAAATACTGTATATATAAACAGTATATCTGTGTGAGGTTTTAGTCAACATGCCGGGGCCATAAGGTCACTTCAATTGCTTTGGATCAACTTTGTTGTGTATCTCCCAAAGGCTAATACCGCAGCTCGCACAGAAGTTAGCGAGATAGTCCAGGCCGGACCACTCCCGGACACCTCCACGAGCGGCCTCTACGAAAACAGCAATATCCTTTCCCATCCATAAGCCAAACAACCGCCAGCCTCCACCATCAGGACTTTTAACAGCCGCGACGCGGGTAAGAACGCCAGTTTGATACAGCTCCGTAAAGGCGGGTTTCTTTCTGGTTATCATTCGCATAAATACAAACCTAAGATTTGTTGATAACAAATAGCGTATTTGCGTTTTATTGTTTTACCCCCTGCTCCGTGTTTTTCAGGTCGTTCTCTGCAAAGAGGATTGCTGTCCTGGCAGAGCGCAAACGTGCCTTTGCGTTTTTCTCTTCTCGCTCCAGATTGGCGACAGCATCTCGCAGTTCGTCACGCCGGAGGTGAAGTTTCGCTATCTCAGTGACCACAGCCTCTCCATCGATGGCGCTCTGAAGAACGTACTGGAAGGGGTCAACAGCACAGCCACATTGCAGACACTTAATCAGCCGATGCTGTTCATCAACTTCAACGGCCCGATGCTTGCACCGCTGCTGCATGTAGTCCTTCCGGTCAGTTACGGTGATATTCAGTAACTTCTCTTCATCACGCTTTGGCTGCACCAGGGTGATAACGTTGTCACCTTCATTTTCCATCTGCCACCTCCTGCGGGGCGGCTGCGAGCATGGCGGCGCGGCAGGCGTTCCAGCCAGTTGCCCTACCAAACATCTCCATGAAAACGGATTCATTCCCCCACCCGTCAATGGTCGGGATTTCCATTTCCTCCGGCACTACCGGCGCTGGCTGCGCGTGGCGATAGAGCGTCCCTTCAGCCATTAACTCTATTTCTCGTGCCAACTGGTACAGATGTGCCGTATTAAACGACGATTCTCCGCCTATTGGCCGCGGATTTTCAGCCAGGTATCTCAGGGCTGCTGGAACAGATTTGTTGCAGCCGTTGAGCCACTCCACCGGCTCGCTGTCCATTGCGGCCTTGCGGCGTTCCTGTAGCTCTTCCAGAGCAATCGTCAGCGCGTAGTAAAACGAGTGGTCTACGCGATTGTCGGCGCGTTCTGCGTTATCACGCGCCAGTCTGACGCTGTTCAAAAGCTGATTTACGCTGTTTTCTGCTAACTGGTTATTGGTCATTTAATCAATCTCCCCTAGCGAGTCGAGAGCCTCATCAATCTGACTAACTGCATTGTCCATCGCATAAATGGCGGCTTGAGCCGCTTCTCCACGCTGCCCTGCCTGAAATCCTTCCGGCATGCTGTCGAAATACTCCTGCTCTTCGTCCAGTGCACCAGATAGCTCATTCTTTATCGCTTCAAGTTTGCCCTGTATTTCTTCAATCCATTTTCTGCGTTGCTTATTCATTCTTTCTTCCCCGATTCAGCATGGATGCCAGTTGCGGCCAGTGCTTTTGCGCATGCCGAAATCGCTTTATTCCACGCTTCAACTTCTGACCAAAGTTGACTACCGGCGTACTCTGCAGGACAAAATCTCTCTGCTGGCAGCTTCACGGTGACGGTGCGGGACTCCATCTCTGCTAACTGGCGTTCAGCCAATTCCGCGCGAGCATCAAGCGTCACGTTTGCGGCACAGAGTTTTCGCTCTGCTTCTTCCAGCTCGGCGATGCGCTTAGCGGCGTACTGATTGCCTTTCTCTAGCTGCTTGATACGATCCTGCTGCTGGTTGATATGGTCGTCCTGAGCGGCGTTGGCACGCTGCGCCTTCTCCAGCGCCTCTACCAGCGCATCAATATCTTCTAGCTTTACAAACGTAACATCGTCGCCGAACTCTTTTGCATGGGCTGAACGGCGCTTGAGGCTGGCTAACAGTCGGGTGATATCAGTCATGGTTGGCATCCTTACCCTTTGTCACAGACAGGTTCTGGTTCACGATGGCATCCATCAGACGCAAAGCCGCTGCTTTCTGTGCGGAGACATTAGCAATGACCGTTGGTCTGGATTTCTCGCAGCTGGCGCAAATACCATCCCACGATGAAATGAGGAAAAAATCTTCGCGATCAGCAATGCCGGTATTCATTACCAGGTCTTCAATCATCAGAGTGACACCGCGAACTCCCCGACCTTCGCTTAGCCTCTGTACTGCATAACCGAAGGCATTAATCATTACTGCGTGGAACTGGATATACTCGCGTTTGTACTCAGCCTGGTTCGTACCCCGGCGAATACCTACCAGCGGTGGAATGATAAATGGTTCTTTGTTTTCGTATGCTTCAACAAGATACTGATAAAACTTTTTCGCCCTGGCTGGGTTCAGTTCTCGCTGCGAGCGTTCAAGAGTGTCCCCGTAATTATCGCTGGCGAGAACTCGCGTTAGTGTCCGTGCAGGAACAGTCAGCATCAGGACAATTGAACCGCCCTGAGTTCCACGTGATGCAGGGAACTCAAAGAAATGATCGCCTACTTTACTCATAATGTTTCCTCCCCCAGTACCCAGCGGAGAGCGCTGGCATACTCGCCCTCAGCAGATTCCAGGGCTTTGTTAATTTCTTTACGGGTTTTCAGGCGTGGCTTAGCGTCGCCCAGAACCTGACGCTGACGACGAGCTTTTTCATGACCAGAGGTACCCGCAGTTGCCGTTTCAATCTCTTTCACCTTCTCGCGCTGGGCTTCTGGTTCCAGTGATGCGAGCTGACGAGCCTGGGTAACGGTGACCGTTCCGGATTCAACGGCATCCTTTACAGCCTGGGTAGCATCCAGCAGTGACAGCGTTGCGCGAACGGTCTGAACGCTACAGCCAAACATCAGAGAGAGGTCTTGCTCGTCGTGTCCACGTTCCAGCGCGTCAGCCATTTTTTTAGCGCGGCCCAGCGGCGTATCTGCCTGGCGGATTTCGTTAGCGCTTACCATCGCCTGTGCCATACGAACGGCAGAGCCACGTTTGGTGACTGCCGGAACCATCAGCAGCGGTTTACCCTCTTTCGCTAAACGCTTGTTCGCCTCAATGGTGTGGCGCACACGCTGGCGACCATCGACAACACAGGAGCGACCTGTCTCCGGGTCTTTCCAGACGATGATCGGCTCAAGAACGCCCTGGTCCATGATGTTCAGTACCATCGGCTCATTGATTGGCAGATGGATCCGCTCGTCGTAAAGCGGGTGCGATTTATCAGTGACCAGGTAAAGGTTTTCGGGCTCAAAGTTAAGTACGTTGGTTTTCCCGCTGGCGCCGTATGCATCGATCGAATTTTTAGCCATTATCCACTCCAAAATTTCTATGATTTATTTCACTGCTCGTGGATGACGCACATTTGCGCGGTAACTGTCCCACTCAAAATTCACCCACATACCGCCATCCATCTGTAAGCGGTCCATAACCCTTTCCCCCAGCGTTTCAGTCAGCGCTTCATGGTTCAGGTTCGTAAGGATCCCCACCGGACGTAAGGCGGCCAGTCGGCGATCAATAATTTGGTTCAGAATGACTTTCTCACCCTGGCTACCACGCTGAATGCCTATCTCGTCCAGGACGAGTAGATCCACGCGGCAAAGTTCATCCAGTAGCTGGGCTTCCGACTGGCCGCCGTCGTAGCAAGCCCGGATACGCAACATCAGGTCTGATAGCGTCACCACCAGCACAGAGCGGCCTTTAGCGATAAGAAAATTGCCGATAGCAGCAGCCAGATGATTTTTCCCGGTTCCAGGTGATCCACTGAAAACAAAGCTCGCGAAACCTTCCCCGAAGTTCTGGGCGTAACTTTTCGCTAAGGTGAATGCCCGGCGCTGTCCGTCGGTTTTCACTTGGTAGTTTGCAAATGAGCAATTACGGTGAAGTTCCTGAATACCAGAACGACCGAGAATATTTACGGTGCGGGTCTGGTGATTCTGCCGTTCCACCTCTTCAGCTCGCTTACGGCCTTCAGCAGCTTGCCAGTCCTGCCACTCTTTGACGGTGGTGAATTTTGGCTGCACTGATGCTGGAATAATTCTCTTCAGACGCTCAAGCGCACTGCCGGTACCAACAATATTTTTCATCGCTACCCCCGGAACCCTTTCGGGATAAAACCATCAGGTTGAGAAATTGCGTTTACGTCACGCGGTTTATTACTTGTCATCCCTTCAGGAACGAGTAAGCCTCGCCACTCGTTTTCCATCGTCAGCTTCACAACGTATTCAGGGCTATGCCCCTTATCGCGATAGGCCGAAAGTTTATTTATCGAACCACTTACCCCTTGCTGGGTTTTAATTGGCTTACCAAGTTGTTTGCGATATCCAACCCACTCAGCCCAAAGCGCGGGAGATAACCATTCCGGTAATTCAACCGAAAGCGGATCAAATTTATTTTTCCCAGTTTTCCCCTCTGGGGGACTTAAAGGGGGATATAGATCTTTATCTTTATCTTTATCTTTATCTGTGGTGACTTCAGGTGACTCATTCGTGACACCTCGTGACTCACCGTGACATTCTTCATTTAATAAGAGCTGCTTTTTTCTTTCTCTTTCAGCTCTCTTGCGCTCTGCAGGGCTTTTAGCAGTGCTGGAAATATTTCCGTTATCCTCTTTGTTTACCTGCCGCTTATCCCAACCAGAAATATAATCACCATCTAAAACTCTTCCCTGCATAGCGTCCAGGATGGGAATTATTTCTTCCTCTGTCACATCTAGTGAACTTGCTAAATCTTCCTCAGTGACATCAACGTGACCTCTCGTGACATTTCGTGACGCACTAACTAAAAGATGAATGAATACCGCCTGCACCATTGCCACAGGTTGTTTTGATATTCTTGATATAGTTCGCCATTTCGGATCATTCGGCATGTCATGCCAAAGCCGAAGCCATGAATTAGCCATTTAATCTCCTGCATTGGGTTCAACTATTACCCAATGACTCACACACACTAATTCCACCAGGAATTCAATGAATCAGGGCATTACCCGCAGGACCACCGCCGGTCATTCGATCAGATAACGCGATCATCGCGCCAAATAATGTTTCAACCTCGTTGTCTATTCGCTCCTTGCAAGCGACCAGTTCGCGGAACGTTACTGAGTAATAGCTACGCATTTTCGCCAGGAGTAACGGCGGCATCGCTCGCTCTATCGCCGGAAGCAAAATTTGTATTTTTTCAACAGCTGCTGGAGAGTCGCTCTCTACCCACCGGAAAATTTTCTGAGTGTTACGGCTCAGTGCATCCGGGTGGCTATCGTCGAATAATTCTGGGGATCGCAATCCCATTGAGAAATAAGCTTCCGTAATAGCGGAAACAGGAGTTTTGCGGCCGCCTGGATAAAGCGCCCATGCGTTCAACGCCTCGCGAATATGCTCATGCTTGATTTTCATGATTCACCTCAGTCGCACGTTTTGCCTTAGCATGTCTGATATAAATTTCCGGGTCATATTGGAGAACTCCACCGGAATCTAGCTGTAGGCGAGCTGCATTTTTTTCAGGCACCAGCTCTCCCCATTGCGAGACAGCAGAAGGATCAACCCCAGCAGCTCGGGCGACCTTTACCCTAGTCCCGTAAAATTCAATGACGTCTTTTTTTAGCATTGCTTGTTCCTTACCATGAGTTTTCTCAAGTTTAAGCAGGCAAGGAATCTCAAGTCAAGAAATATTAAGATAACTCAATGAGTGAGATAACATTAGGTCAGCGCATTAGACAAAGACGCAAGCAAATCGGCTTAAGCCAGAAAGGATTAAGCAAGTCAGCAGGCGTTTCCGAGTCATCAATTTCGCTGTGGGAGAGTGACAATACTGCCCCACGTGGCGCGAATTTGCACAAACTAGCATCAGCTCTCCAGTGTTCTCCTACGTGGATCCTTTTTGGTGATGAAGATAAAACACCAGAAGTTCCACGCCCCACCGATACATCCGCCAAATTGAAAGAAGATGAACAAGAGCTGTTACGCCTCTATAGGGCCCTTCCTGAATCGGAACAGGTAGCCCAGATAGAAGGGATGAAAGCTCGTGTTGAGAATTTTAACCGTCTCTTTACCGAACTTCTTGAAGCAAGGGAACGTAACAACCGCTCTTAGTCCCATCAGAAAATAGCTTAATTACTTCACTTTCAATGTGTTGCGATTTTTTACGCCATAAATATTGAGTTTTCTCATAATTTATCTTGACCAAAAACCATGAGAAATCTAAAGTTAGCACATCAACAGCAATCACCGCACAGTGATTACTCAGATAAATGTTCAGCTAGCCGGCTCTAAGGCAATGAAGATCTGAAGGTAAAAATTTGGGGGGGTTAAATCATGTCAGCATGTATGGCTGTAGTTCTTAACGGTAACACCGAAATTAAATATTTCCCGTTCCACAATTGTGCTAGCGCTGAAGTAGCAACCGATATGGCAGACGAGTGGCGTTATGCCGCCATCGAGGCGATAGGTTGGGATGAAGCGCATCGCTTCCATCTTCGCGCCGTCCGTCCGAAAGTCGTCTTGCGGCTACCGTCTGGCGCAGTAGTGGAGTGTGACCTCGACGACGTGGACATCGATCCGCCTGTCTGCGCTGACCTGGATTATCATCTTTGCGCATTCGGGTTCAATCGTGGTCTTGGGCATGGTGGTTACTGGGACCTAGATGGCGCTGAAATTATCGAATACATCGCGTAGGTAAAATTTTTAATATCTCCCTGAATAAAAAGCGTGTTTCGTGGTGGTGAACTGCAGAGTGAAAAAGCTCAACCGTGAGGATCAGCGACACGGCATCACCGACGAAACACACTGAAATCAGGCAAAGGATGTTTAATAAGGTGCAACATATATTCGAGAGGATATTTAAATGAAACACCAGCATTACGGTACTGAAGAAAGACAGCGTAATAAAGTCATCCCCGGCACCATGATTAAACATCATGGCAGAATTTACAGAGCATCCGCCAACGTTGAAAAAGGTCTTTATGTTCATTCAGTAATGGAACAAACCATTATAAAAACCGAATATGTCGAGATACTGTTAAACGGACATGGTGAAGCGTTAATTAATTAAGTTTATAAGCACACTATTATTAATGCCTTAAATGGCAGGGCATCATTCAATCAAAAATCAGGAGTGGGTATATGTTTGGTAAAGTTGAAATCAAATCTACAGAATTCGAATTACGTCGTGTTAATAATGTCATTGCAACTTTCAAATGTAATGACTCTGTATCTGGCGTCATGTACTGCCCGTCAAATGGTCCAATTACTATCGTTCTTGATGGTGGTTATGTTCTGGGTGAATTCCACTGCGAAGTTTGTGCCATACGTGAAATCAGTCTACTCACCATCAATATTGAGGATGGTGATAAACATTACGGAGCCACCTACTCGCGATACAAAGAACTATATGGAATCGGTGCGTCCTGTCGTTCTGTTTATGCCTAACCCTTCAGGGTAGTAAGCGAGAGTTACACATGCTGTCACTATCAAACTTTGACGCCGTTGAAGAACGGCGTATTCAAGACGATATGCGCAAAACCATTCTGAGAGAGAAAGAGGCTGAGTTATCTGAATGGTTTTCACAGTCAATTAAGCCTCGTTTTATTCAGGAAGCAGTAATTGAATCATTAGGCGGAAAGGCTGATGAACTGGCAGTAAATAACGCCTTCGATGTTTGTCATGTTGAAGAGCGTATAGCGGAGTTTATCGATTATTTATCTGATGAAATCGCGCGCCAACAAGTAATTGTTAATAGTAAATTTATAGACTGATGGAGAACATCATGGCTCAATATACTTTTTACGCCGTGGAAAAAGGTGCTGATGATAATCAGCCGACATTTAAAACCACCTTCACATTTGAAGCTGCAAACATTCGCCAGGCTCGCGCAATTTCTACTATGAAGTTCGTAGAAGAATATCCAGAAATTGACGATGAAGCTTGCGACATTGTTGTTTACGAGACCGCAGACGAAGCCGTTATTGTTCATGCAGCTATTGACACCTGGAATGCTGAAATTCTGAATGATTACGGATGGGACTTTGAGAATAAACGTCCCGTTAAACTGAAGAGTGATACTACCGAAGTTGACTTTGACAAGCTGTCAAAGCCAATGCAAAACGCTGTTCTGGTGAAATACAACTCCACAATTATTACCCAGGATCTGCTCGCCGATGCACTGGAGCTCCTGCAGGACGACGCCGCTACTTTTGAAGGCCACATAGTCGAGGCGCTCAACAAGACTCCTGAAATTAATGAGATGTATCCGGAGCGTAAGCTCTTCGCCATTGGCTGGGTGAAGCATAAATGCCCACCAAACAAAAAATGGCCGGAAATTAAGGCCGAGCTGCATAACTGGAAAAAACGTCAGGACTCTGAACGCAAGGAAACTGGCTCCTCTAAATCAGTGGTGGATATTGCGCGCGAAAAAGCTGCCGCCCAGACAATTCAGCAAACAAACAGTACAGCGCAAGCCAAAGCCAGCGGCACTGATAAGGATCGTTTTGACATTGTGTTAGCCATGCTTGTGATGGGGGTTAACCCGGAAAATGCCAGCGCATCTGACGTAAAGAATGCAAAAGAGATTATTAAAATTCGCGACTCTCACTGGTGCGCATGGCATGAAACGCTGAGTGAGATTCCTGGGATCTTCACCCTGCCTGAGAGCGAACTTTACTCTTTAACTATCGAAGGGATGAAAGATCTCAAATTAGCAAAAGATGATGCTGGCCGTCTCGCTTACGTTCGCGAGCGTTTTGCAGGGCATCCCCTGCTCCCGGATTATCAGGTTAATGAAAATGACGACGAACAAGAACCGCAGAACGGCCCTGAATCAGTGGCAGATGAACAGGAAGAAACTGGCACTGATGATCCGGAACTGTCATCTGTCGAGCCTGAGACGACGCAGGAAGAACAGATAGAGCGTCAGGGCCCCTTCTATTTCCTGCTTGCCGACGGCGAGAAAGTCGGGCGCGCTAACAAAATCACCGGGCTTGAGAAAGCGTTAGCTGATGGTGCAAAGGAAATCAGCCAGGAGGAATATCAGGCCCGTAAAAATGGCACATGGCAAGCTGAGGAATTACCGAAGCGTGAGGACGTTGATAAGCAGCTTGCAGCTGGCCGTGGCGAGTATATCGAGGGGATCAGCAACGCAGAGGATAAAAATTGGATTACTGAAGATCTAACCAAGTCACCAGCTAAAAATTCTGATGCCGTAGAAACGGAACAACCTCAGGCACCAGCACCTGTTAATGACTATGAGGGGGTCGGTGCCAGCCTTGAAAAAGAACTGGCTGAGAAACCAGATACCGCCCGTGAGAATATGGCTATCTGGCGCAGTGTGATGCGCACAGATCCGCGCTTCACAAAACAGATGACAGGTACGGGCTTTGAAGGAACCAGTATCAACGCCGAGTACATGATCATGCGAGCCACTGAAATTTTTGGTCCTATCGGTAGCCGTTGGGGATACGAAATACAGGAAGACAGGATGATCCCTGGAGCCCCGTTCTCTGAGCCGGTTTATAAGGACGATAAATTTGTTGGTACGCGCATGCTGCGTGATGGTGATGGCACCCTTCTTTATGAACAGAACCATAGCATCCGGATCCGTCTCTGGTACCAGAACGGCGATGAAGAAGGGTCGGTGATCGCTTACGGTGCGACTCCTTACATGTTTAAAACAAAGCATGGCATCAAGTGCGACGGCGAAGCACAGAAAAAATCACTGACAGATGCATTGAAAAAAGCGCTGTCTCTGCTCGGATTCTCTGCTGATGTCTGGTTGGGTCTGTATGACACGCCGGAATATCAGAAGGAAAACACCATTGAGTTTGATATTCGTAACGCCAGTGATAAGGCCGAAGACATAACCCGTCTCCGTAAAGAGCTGGACGAAAAATTCAAGTTGAACACAGAGAGCATGCGTACGGCAGTTACACGGAATGAGGTTTCCGGGATTGCCTCTTCCCTTACTCGTGTTATGGGGGTTCACCTGAACTCAGCCCGGAGTAAGGGAGATAACGAATACGCAAAATACCTTGAAGGTCGCTTGCATCGTCTTGAAGAAGTTAAGGCCGAATGCCTCGCCAAATTGCAGGAGAAAGCAGCATGAGCAACCGTACGATCGACCTAGCCTTAGAGATCAGCAAACTGGAATCCCTCGCCGCAGAAGGCGGGGATCTCACCCCAGAAATGATCGCTGATACGCTGGAAGGCATTGAAGGCATGCTCGAAGATAAATTCGACGCAACCATGAATGTTATCCGCGAGTTTGATACGAAAGCGGAGGCCTGCAAAAAGGAAGCTGCACGTATTAACGAGAGAAAAAAACACTGGGAGCGTCAGGTATACGTGCTCAAAAGTTACCTGTTGCAATGCCTGCAGGCCAGTAACCGTACTACCTTCAAAACCACGCTTAACACCTTCACTGCCCGTAAAGGCAGTGTAAGCCTGAAAATAGACAATGTGGACTTACTTCCTGATCAGTTTGTTGAATCACATACAGAAGTTATAACCACTCCCAAAAACGACGAGCTTAAAAAAGCATTACAGGAGCTGGACGCCAAAATAGAGGCAATCCGCGCCGCCGGAGAAGAGCCAAGTCCAGAATTACTGGCATCTATCCCAGGTGCTCACCTCGAAACGGGCTCAATAACCCTACAGGTTCGCTAATGGAGGGCGGCCGAAAGGCCGCTTACTTAGGTAGAGATATGATCGACGAATTAAAAACCCCAGCCAACCCGAGCCGCAAAGCTATGGCCCGCGTTAAGAACCCTTTGCCAGTACCGACAGAGTGCCGCTTTTGTCGCTCACATGTTCGTGTGGCTTCCCATCAGGAAGTCTATGGCCGCGATTATAGCGACTGGCCTTACATGTATTTATGCAGCAGTTGTGGAGCCTGTGTGGGTATGCATCCCTTCACCAATATACCTCTGGGAACACTGGCTGACAGAGCTACACGCGAAGCCAGAAAGAACTGTAAAAAACCATTTGAATCACTCTGGCGCAATGGGCAAATGAGCCGAACGGAGGCTTATACCTGGCTGGCTGCTGAACTAAATATACCCGTCGGTGAGTGTCACTTTGGCTGGTTTGATATTTCTCAGTGCGAAGCAGCTAAACGAGCTTGCCTGAGCATCTCAGGGGCGCGTACAGCCTGACAAGAGCAAACAGGGTACGCCAATCAATACGCTTAAACTGAAGTGATTTTTAAAAATCAATTAACGCCGGGAGGCATAGTTAAAATGCTCCTGGCTGAGAGGAAGTCATGGCACATATTAAACTGACAACCTGGGCCGCTAAGCATTATCCGGATGACACTCCGCCGATAGGTACTCTTCGCCGCTGGGCAAGGAATGGGAATATCTACCCGGCACCGGAACTCCACGGCCGTGAGTACCGTGTCGATCCTGATGCTTTCTATATCAAGCCAAATAAACCGGGCAAGATCCTTTCACAACACCACCCCAACGGGCGACCAGGCACAAAGAGCCCTTTACTGGAGAAGCTGATCGATGAGTCGAAAAAAATACGATGCTAATTTACCGAAAAATCTTACCTTTCGAAAATCAAGCAAAGCATTTTACTGGCGCAATCCGATCAGTGGGAAAGAGTTTCCGCTTGGGCAAATCTCACGCCGCGATGCAATCGCACAGGCCATAGAAGCCAACAATTACATCGCACAAAATTTCACTCCGGTTGCGCTTATAGAGAAATTAAAGGGGCTTGACTCGCTAACTGTCAGCAAGTGGATCGACAGTTATTACGAGATCCTTATTCGTCGTAATTTGGCGGCCCATACCTATAAGGCCAGAGGAAACCAGCTAGCAACAATCAGGGAACAGATGGGAGGAATGATACTGGTGGAGGTGACAACCCGGCATGTTGCCGAATTTCTTCAGCAGTGGATTGCGGCAGGAAAAAATAATATGGCGGCATCGATGCGCTCTGTGCTTTCTGACATGTTCCGAGAGGCGATCGTAAACGGTCATGTAACACAGAACCCGGTAGAGCCGACCAGAACGCCGAAAATTATAGTGGAGCGTGACCGATTAAGATTTGATGCCTATATAGCCACAAGGGATAAAGCCGATTTACTTCCAGACTGGTTCGGGCTCTCGATGGACCTTGCACTTATCACCGGGCAGCGCCGGGAGGATATCGTTAGTTTCCAGTTCAGCCATATTTACGATGACCGGTTGCATGTAACCCAGAAGAAAACAGGAATGCGCATTGCCATTCCCCTTTCACTCAGTTTGCCAGTAGCCGGGCTACGACTGGATAAAGTGATCGACCGCTGCAGGAAGTTGAGTAACACCGATTTTCTGATTAGTGCAGGAGCATGGAAGAACAGCCCGACGGGGAGCTTGCACCCTGACGGTTTGACAAAGAATTTTGTTAAGGCAAGAAAATTGGCAGGAATAGAGACGAGCGATAACCCGCCAACATTTCATGAGATCCGAAGCTTATCAGGCCGTCTGTTTAAGGAGCTACACGGGGAAGAGTTTGCGCAAAGGTTGCTGGGGCATACGTCAGAAAATACGACGAAATTGTATCTGGATGAAAGAGACCAACATTCGTACATTATGATCTGATTTTTATGTAAAGGGAATGTTAAGGCGGGTTTTCTTGTGATATAAGTGGGTTCGACCGGAATACAGAAATTCGGAAAAATTTCGGAGAATTTCGGTGATGCATGTCTAAGTGATTGAATATAAAAGACATCAAAAAGAGACCGAATACGATTCCTGTATTCGGTCCAGGGAAATGGCTCTTGGGAGAGAGCCGTGCGCTAAAAGTTGGCATTAATGCAGGCTAAGTCGCCTTGCCTTATAAGAATAGTTGACTGTGTCAGCTTTTCCAGTCCGCGACAAAAGTGGTTGAAAAATTGCTGACAAATAACAAAAAACCGCCGCGTTTTTCCACAAGACGCAGGCGGTTTTTTATCTTTAAAACAACGTGATATAGGTAATTATCAGCAGAGCTTTTGCGCTCGTTCGATAAATGGCGCCAGACTCATTTTTTGCCCCGGATGCTGCGGATCGTCAGCCAGGATGATTGAAATCGGCTGCGCGGTAGTCTTACCGGCCTTCACTTCCTGCTCGGCGACATCATTCAGCGGATACTGCACCAGGGTGCTCGGGTTAATGGCGTACAGCGCATTCCCCGGACGGCAGGTTAACATAACTTCTTCACGGGTAAACGCCCAGTTGTCCTTGCCCACTTCAAAACGGCTCACGGTGATCACCTGTGGCGCCGCCAGCGCGGCGCCTGAGCTTGCCAGTAACAACATTGTCAGAACGATTTTTTTCAT